GTATATGCCACATGCGGTTCATGTTCGCGCCTCCTGGTTTAGTGTTCGTCGCGTTCATGCTGTCGCTGCGCTTCATGCCTCTCTACGTGTGCATACCACGTGCCAGTACGTGCTAGCTGCTAACCTATTGATAATAGGCCATTGCGAGAATTGCACGTTGCCTAGTACGTGACATTAATACCACAGTGCTGTGTGATTTGTACCAAAACTGTGTCCGGCGTGCCACAGTGCGACGTAATTTCACGTCAAGTAACACGTCTAAATTGTCACCTTGTAACCGTGCGATTCTACACACATTGTCTATATATAGTAGGGAGAGGTAACTTTCCCTGGTCTTGTCAGGCTTATTCCACAATAAGCGGGTCGCTCCCTAATCGTACAGGCTCCGTGCTTTGTAAGGGCTTTCTCACGACCTGTACCCTGTCCCAGTTCGCCGGTACATACAAGGAACTGAGCCAGGGCTGATTCTGATCCTTAACCTTGTCAAGGGACAGGAAGGAAAAGAAAGCCCTGGGCTAATCAGAATCTGAAGTAAGTTAGTCAACAATCAATTATGACCGTGACTGAATCAATTCCGGCACATTCTAAGGGCAAGGCTGGTAGACCATATGCGGTCAAGCACCATGCTATTGCCAAGGAATCGGCGCAAGCCGTTGAGCTGTCACAGATCCAATGGAGGGAACTGGCTCTGACCCTCGCTGCGCAGTGTCAAGGGTTTGTCAAAAAGAAGGAACCGATCCCTGGACAATTACTTACCCAGGCCGCAATTGCCTACGACAAGGCGTTTAGCAAGGCAGATCAGACCGATACTACCGTGGCAATACCGACCACACTTGAGCGTGCAATCGTCAAGGCTCTAGTGTCTGATAATGCACATAATGTCAACCAGGTTCCAAGTGCGTCTGTGATTACGCCTAGTTCGGAGACTGGATCTGTTATGATACAGGGCCAAGGTCAAGCACTCGTTACCGACCCTGCTATCGAGCCGGGGGTAGGCTTGCGGTCCGATTCAGATGCGGGGGCCGGGGCTGCGTACCAGGCCCTGTCGCCAGCTAGAACAGAACCAGAAAATATTCAGGAAAATCAAAAAGGTACGGTCGCTGGCGCTGTGAATCATTCAGTGGCTATAGACGCTGAACAGGCGGACAAGCCGGTGCCAGCACCCTCCCGTGTCCTAGGCCCGAAACGGTTCGTGGACCCGTTCAAGAAATGATCTGTCTCCGAGCAGGACTTGGCACAGCACGTGACCGGGAAATGATGCGTGAAGTAGTCAGAATTATTGAGAAGACCATTGCCCGGTACACGTCAAAGGACCGAGCAGACATGATCCAGGTCGGAGGACCGGAGCCGTGCGGCTCAATCTCCAGACCCTGATCCTGTCCCTCATGGAGTACGGGATCAAGTACGACAGGAAGGCGATTAATATGCGTACCGTTGCCAGTCTCAACCGCAAGGCCATGGTTCGAGCCCGTGGGGGCCTGAACAAGGGCATGACGCTGAAACAGATCAAGCCGCAGGCGATGCCGAAGCAAGGGCAACGTCGCGGTAAATAGCCTCAGGAAGGCCCCTAGCTGCCAATATGAGCAACGATCGTGACCAGGACGTGGACTTCATCGTGGACTATGCAGATACGTTTACGACTATCCGGGCCTATACCGCAATGACCAGCGAAGTAGGCGACCTGATCTTTATCGATCGAAACGAGTTCCCGGTCCAGATGTTTGCCGCTGGCTACTGGAAGCGGGTCAAGGTGGACGTGGAGGGCCTGAAATGACCCGTCCCGAGGCCATTACCCTGTTCTTGTCCAGGATCAAGCACCTGACCTGCCCCGAACCCGAACGGCGCTGGTACTTTGACAGCCAAATTGCCCCGGTCCTGGAGAAGGACGTGAAAGAGTTTGTGGCCATGATCGAACGTGAACTGTTTCCAGTTGCCTGATGTTTGAACACTTTGCTTGGGAAAATCTCATTGTGGCGCTTTGTCTTGGGGTTCCTCTTGGGAGCTATTGCGGGATCAAGTGGCGCGAGTACCACTACAAGATCTATCAACTGCCGAACGCGAGCTGGAACAAACGTGACACCTTACCAACTACTCTGTGACGGACGGACCCATCGCTGGAACGGGAACATTTTCATGCTCCAGGGCGTCATGTACTACATGAGTGATAACGAAGTGGAAGATTGCGTGGCGAAGGTCATTGTCGATCTGGCCCGTCTAGAAAGGTTAAAGGCCAAGAAATGAAAAATACGCTGACGTGGAATCCGAGTCCTGAAGCGGATCTGGCCGGGTATAAGGTGTATCGGTCGGTCGGTACAGGCCCGTTGACGCTCCTGAACTCAGTGCCGAAAGGCACGACGACCTTTGTCGATGACCCGATTCCGAACATTGACGGGGACATTGGCTATGCACTGACCGCTATAGACGTGGCAGGCAATGAATCGATCAAGTCAGCGGTGGTGGTCAAGACGGTGAACGTGGTCCCTCCACAAGCCCCGACTGGCCTGGCCGTTGTAACCAGCTAAAAGGATGGCGACGATGGGCATGTTGGCTGGGGCTGTAATTGCTCTATTAGTTTTAGCAGGCTGCGCGACCGGTCCACAAATGCCGACCGCCCCCCTGACCTGCTACGACAAGGACGGCAAAGAGATCCCGTGCGTCGAGGAGATGGACTGTCACTGAATGGCCGGGAGGAAACAGCTACGTGACAAGCAGCAAGAGCGCAAAGTTTTCGAGTGGCCGCTCAATCTCTGGAACCCGGACCAGCCCGGCTTCCTCCAGCCCCAGTCAGACTTTGTCCACGACTGGAGCAAGCGATTTCGAGGCTTCGGTGGTGGGCTGGGAAACGGCAAAACATCTAGTGGAGTTACGCTCGCTTGGTTTCTGTCCGTATGCTTTCCTGGAAATTGTGGATACATTGGCCGTTGGGACGGAAAGGAACTTGTCCAGACCACGATGAGTGAGTTTTTCCGGCTCGTGCCGGAACAGTTCTTTGAATCGCACAACAAGCAGATGGGCTATATCAAGTTTAAGAAGAAATACGGCGGTTCTGAGATTTATTACGGCGATTTGAAGAAAGAAGAGTGGGCCAGCTCCTTAAACCTGGGCTGGTTCTGGTTCGATCAGGCTGAGGAAACGGACGAAGCACGATGGAAGCACGGGGTCAGTCGTCTGCGGCGGATCACGCCACTATTCGGAGATGGCGGGAAGCCTTTGATTGGTCGGGACGGCAAACAATTGATTGCGCCCACCTACGGCTTCTGTACCTTCAACCCGGATGGGACGGGTTCGTACCTGTGGAAGTGGTTCCACCCGGACTCTCCACAGAAGCAACCGGACTACCAGCTTTACCAGGCGACGACCTATGACGGATTGGCCGCTGGCTTTCTCACGAAAGACTATGTCGATGCCATGGTGGCCATCTATCCCGAGGCAGCACGGAAGCGTTACCTCGAGGGCTCCTGGGACGTGTTCGAGGGCAAGGTCTTTTCCCAGTTTGACCCGAACCTGCACGGCATTCCACCCATCAAACTGGAGGCCAACTGGTCCTATTACGTGTCGATTGACCATGGTTTGACCAATCCCACGTCAATTGGCGTGTGGGCCGTCACGCCACAGGGCCATCGCATTCGCGTGCGAGAACATTACGAGGGCGGGGGCAAGCCCGTGTCCTATCACGCGACCGTGCTCAAGCATTTGACCAGTGACTTGCCCAATAAACCGGTCTGGATCTGTATCGATCCGGCCTGCGGGGCCAGGAACCAGTCCAAGGACGGGCGCGTATTCAGTGTCGTAGATGAATATAACGCCAATGACGTGTTCCCGCTCTTTGGCCAGAACGAATGGGCGTCAGGCTTTAACCGCATTAACGAAGGACTGACTGTTGACCCAAAGCTGATCCATCCGGTGACAGGCGCACAGGGCTCGCCCCGGCTCCTGTCCTTTACCTCGTGCCGGAACTGGCTGCGGGAGATGAGCAATTACAAGTGGAAGAAGGCGAAAGGCTCGGTGTTGCGCAATGCGCCGGATGAACCGATTGATTACAACGATCATACGATTGATGAAACGCGCTATTTCCTCTCGCTCGTCCCGGCCCAGCCGGTATTGCAAGAAGAGGTGCGGAAGAAATCGCCACTAGAAATTATTCAGGAGATGCGGGCGCGGCTGAATCCGTTTGCGGCGTCTCAGCCTTCTGGCGGGAGTTGGATGACCGTATAAATTCGTCAAAATCTGTTTTGGTGATCGCTCCATCGATGGCCACATAGGGGACATCGCCATCATAGTACGGGTCGAGCGAAGACCGATAGCAATGGCGATTCTGAAGCAAGAACTTTGACAGGGTCTCCCACGTAAATTCCATAGCACTTAACGTACCACAAAGACTACATGGCACGCAAGAAGAAAGAATCCAAACCAAAATCTGACGAATCGGCCAAGACCCGTGAACGGGTCCAGGAGATCGTCAAGTGTTACAAGTCCTATTTTGACACGACTGAGGCCTTGCGCCGAAACGTGAAACAAGATTTGGACTTTGTCGTGGGCGGGATTAAACAGTGGGATGAAGGTGATTACACCAAACTCAAGGCTGAAGAACGCCCTGCCTTATCATTCAATATCTGCCAGTCCACGATCAATTTCATCTGCGGGTTGCAGGAACAGCGCGAAACCGATTACCGCTACTTCCCCCGTGGAACAGAAGACGAACAGCTCGGGCGCATTCTCACCGCCCAGGTCAAGTACGTCATGGACCGCTCAGGCGGCTATCACGAGGAAGGCAAGCAGTTCCGTATGGGCTGTATTGTCGGCCCCGCCGTCCTGGAAGTGGCCCATGACTATATGTGGACCGATGACCTGATCGAAGGTGACATCGGGCTCACGTACCTCGCCATGAATAGCTGGGCCTGCGATACGCTCGCTAGACGCTACGATAAATGTGACGCCGCATGGCAGCAGAAGCTGATGTGGTACACGCGGGAGAAGGCCGACAAGCAATGGCCTGATTCTGCCGGGAAGCTCCATAGCGAGGACTGGCTCCCCTACGATCCGACCACAACCGGTGTCCCTGAGCACTTGCTCCGTGAACTGTACGACAAGGAAGGCGATCGCATCCGGGTCTTACAGCACTGGTATCGCATCAATGTCACGGCCACACTCATTGTCAATAAAGCGGAGATGGACCCGGCCAAGGCCGTTATCCGGGTCAAGAACGGGCAAGAGGCCGAGGCCTATATCAGGAACGTGTACGACCAGGCCGGGAAGCAGGCCGCGTCCCAGTTCCAGGTCCTGCAAGAGCAGAATCTGTACGGGCTCCAGAATCTGCAAACGGGCGGGATCATGCCTATTGCCGATTCGAATGAGGGTGATCAGTTCATTGAAACGGTCCGGGCTGAAGCAGGCAACGCCGCCGCTGCGAACTTTGAAGTGATGAAGCGTGAAGCCTACGCCTTACGGGTGGCACACCTGACCGGCTGGGAACTGCTCGACGACAAGCCCTCGCCCTATGAAGATGACTGGCGCTATCCCTTCTCCTTCTTCTGTCCTTTTGGTGACGGCGAATCGTTCGACGACTGGAAGGGCGTGACACGTGACATTAAGGACCCGCAGCGGGAAATTAACTGGCACCATAGCACGGCCATTGACACGTTAGCCAGAGCCCCAAAGGGCGCGACATGGCTGGATGCCGCCAGTAACCCGAACATTGAAGATTTGAAGAAACGACTCCCGCGTGCAGGCTTTATCGGGACCTTTAACGGAGCCATGCCGCAATACTGGCCTCCAGGCTCCTTCTCCCCTGGCGACCTCGCCATGATGGAGATTGGCCGGGACTTTGCCGCTGAGATCTCTGGCGTGCGCGGGTCCATGGTCGGGGGCGATACGGCCACAACCCGATCGGGCCGGGCCGTGATGGCCTCCCAAGCGGGTGGCATGACCGGGCTCGCGTCTATTTTTAATAACTGGAAACGGACCAAGCAGTACACGGGCATGCTCCTCGCCAAGCGCATTCAACAGTTCCATTCGCCCGAGAAGATGGACCGGATCATTGGCCAGGAATATCGCGTGCAACAACTCCTGGGCATTCCTGTGATGATTCCGCCCCAGGTGCAGTACGCGAACTATACCAAGATCAAGGACATTGACTTTGACGTGGTCGTGGGACTCGTGGAAGCGAGTTCGACCGCAAGACAGTCGCAGTTCAACCAGCTCATGCAACTGGCCGCAGCCGGAATGCCGGTGCCGCCGCAGATCATGCTTGATGCGTCAGATGTGCCCTACAAGGAAACGATTGGGCAAGCCTTAGCGAAGCAGGGAATGGGCCAGCCAAATGAAGGACTGGCGAAGGTACTTGGCGCAGGCCAGGGCCAGGGTGCCAACGGCGTCAACACGAGCCAATAACTTTTAGGAAGGAGTCATATGGAAGACGACGCAACCCTCGACACAGCGGCCTCCGAACAGGAGCAACCCGTTGCAGAGGCCGTCGCGCCTGAGACTCAGGAAGCAGTCGCAGCGCCAGAGACCGAGACGACTGAGGCCTCTACGGAGCAACCCTCATTCGAGACGCGGGCCTGGGCTGGCAAGTATCAGAGTCCTGAGGAACTGGAGCGGGCCTATCTCGAATCGCAACGGGAAGCCAGCCGTATGGCCGGTGAACTGTCTGCGATGCGCAAAACTCCCACCGTGCAAGCCACAGCGGCAGAGCCGAAGTGGAAGCAGTTGGAAGCGGAGCGGAACAAGTGGGCTCAGTATTACCGCAATCCGAACCTGTCTGAAGCGGAACGGCTTCAGGCCGATGAACAGGTGCGGCTCCACGATCGTGAAATTGCGTACGAGCGGGCCAGACACGAGTTTGAAACCGTCTCGACCAAGCGCACGGCAGAGCAGCAACTGGAAACGGAAAGCGTCCAGGTTCTTCAGCATTATCAAACCGACTTACAAAACATGAGTTCGCCGCTCTATCAAGCTGCATCGTCACGCTTTGACGCACTGGTACGGGCGGGCTATCCAGACAATAACACCACGAAGGCGCTGGCTGTGGCCTATGCCGCTGCCCAGACGGGACGGGATGCGAAAGCTGCCGTCCAGCAAGATCGTGGCAAGTTGCTCAAGAGCCTGAACACGAATTTGAAGAAAGCGGTCGTGTCCGGGGCTGGTGGTCCAGCCGCAGTGAAGTCAGGAGCCGTGACGGCCAAAGACATTGACAATATGTCCCCGGCTGAATTTGCAGCCTACGAGCGGAAGCTCTTAGGAGTCTAAATCCATGGCGACAGTTGTTTCAACGAACCTCGTAACGGATCTGAGTTCGTCCCCGGACGTAACCCAGGCCTATTTCAGCAAGAAGTTGCTCACCCGTGCGAAGTACCGGAACTATCACGCACGCTGGGCCGCGTCCTCGGAACTTCCTTCCAAGGAAGGCAAGCACATTATCATGCGCCGGTGGTTGCACCTCGCCTTGGCCCTGTCGCCCTTGACAGAAGGACAAGCGCCTGCGGGCAAGACCCCGTCACTCGATGACTACACGGCGCAGCTCTATCAGCACGGCGATTTCATTGCCATGTCTGATTTTGCGCAATGGACACAGAAAGATCCGATCCTCCAGCACTGGACGATGCTCCTGGGCGAACAGGAAGGCTATACGATCGATGCAGTCGATCGGGATACAGCGGTTGGCGGAACAACCGTCATTCGCTCAAACGGCACGAACCGAACGGACGTGACCGAGATCGTGGACTTCAATGACCTCGATCGTGCGATCCGTACGTTGTCCAACAACGGGGCGGAGAAGATGCTGGGCGGGAACAGCTCGAACAGCTCCGAGAACAGCTACCCCACGATGGCCGCATGGCCAGCAATCACGCTCCCGGATGTGATTTTCGATCTCCAGAACATCACCGGGTTCAAGTGGGCGTCTGAGTACAAGGGTGGAGTCGATGGAGAAGTGGGCCGCTACAAGCAGCTCGCATTCTTCGAGGCGTCCGATCCTTCGTCCCTCGGTGCGGGTGGAAAGAAATGGGCCGGTGGAGGTGGAACATCCTCACTGGTCAAGAACTCAACTGGGACCGTCGATGTCTACAGCATCATGATTTTCGGGCAGAACGGGTTCACCAAGGTGCCCTTGTCCGGGAAGACCTCGAACTTCTACGCCAAGCCCCTCGGCTCGGCAGGTGCGGCTGATCCATTGGAGCAGATTGCGACCATCGGCTGGAAGACAGTCGGTGCGCGGTTGCGGACCAACGAGAGCTGGCTGTGCCGTATTGAGTGTGCCGCGAGCTTGTAATGCCGATTAGTGAGAACGTCTATAGCGTGTACTTGGACGGGAGGCCGATTCAACGCGGCCTCTCGAAAGCTCAGGCGTATGCGCATGCCGATTACTTCGCCAAGAATGTGTGCCGGAAGAAGGCGTCGGACAAGCGGCGGGCACCCGAACTGGAAGTGAAGGTCGATAAGCAGATCACCACAGAAGAGGATGCCCTGTACAAATGGGCCAAACAAGGAGGCTGACGTACTCATGAGCAACGGAAGATCGATTAAACAGTACCCGAGTCCTGACGAAGAAGAACAGGTGTCGTTCTATCTGGAGCGGCAACAGTTCATGGACCCGAACAAGCGTTATAGCGTGCCCGTGAATATCAACGGCTACGAGTACGAGGCAGTCTTTGGCGAACGTCAGAAACTGCCTCGTAGCGTGGTCAATGCCCTCAAGGATGCCAAGAGCATGGTCTCTGGTAAGGCCGGTGGGATGAGCACGCCACATGACGTGGACCGGGTCAGTGGTGGGTCTGGACGCAATCAGTCCGAACTGCATCAACGGAAGCAGGAATATCAGTACATCAACGATTATCACGTCATTGAGGAGTAAACAATGGGAGCAGCGACAGTTACGATTCAAGCAGGACTTCCCGGTGGGCCGGTCATGGGCAAGTACGTCTGTGCCTCGACCGTCTCCTTGTCCTACATCAACATTGGTTTCGTGCCCCGCATGGTGCAAGTCATCAATGCGACTGACAAAGATGTGGGATTGACCTGGACTAACGACATGACAGCCGCGCACGGCATGACCGATGCCGGAGTGGCAGTGACATCCGGTGGTATCAGCACGGTCGCCCAGACCGATGGAACCAACCATGGTTTCTCGGTGGGCACCGATGCCTCCGTCCAAGAAGCTCTGAAGACTTATAACTTTATCGCTTGGCGGTAAATGTCACCAGACGGCGGGGCTTGTGCGGCCCCGCCCGAGTGACGAAAGGAATTGATGCACAGCAATCTCGATTCTCCGAACCGAATCTATTCTGACAAGTCGCTCTCGTGGCGTCCGGGACGCCTCTACATTCCGGTCAGTGAATTTACTGGCCTGATTGGTGCGGCGGGTGTCAGCGCAGGAACCGGGCCTGGTGCGCCGGTCCAGCAAGAGATCAGCACGTTCGGCTTGAACGCGGTCCTCATGGATACGGCAGCCGATGCGCTCGATCATAACTTCATGTTGCCCTATGACGTGGATTTGAAGAAAGACATCAAATTCCGCGTGCATTGGACTTCCGGTTCTGCGGATACCGCAGACACGGTGACCTGGAAAGTGTTCTATCTCGGGATCGTCCCGAACGTGACCACGATTGCAGCAGCGTCGAATGCGTTGACGACTGTCGTGGCAGCGCAGGACGTGACTGGTGCCTATGATTATCAAGTGACTGCGTATGGGGTACTCGCGGGCGGCACCTTGACCCAGGACGTGGAAATCCTCGCCGTCCAGGTCGAGATGGATGCCTTTGACGTGGGCCTGGCCGAGGACAAGTTCCTCCTGGGACTTGAAATGGTCTATTCACCGAAACGGATGCGTGGACCAGACGGAATGGCTGCGCCTGCCGCCATGCCGACCACAGCATTAGGTTCACTGTACTAACCGGAATGAGGTAGCACGATGCTGTTAAAAGCCTATTCCGGCGCAGTCAGTAACACGAAAGTGGCAGTGGACGGCACGCGGTGCCGGTTCAGTGTCATTGACATTGGCAACAATAATGCTGCCGTGTCGTTCCTTCAAGTCTTTAACCTGGCCTCAGGTGATGTGACGGTCGGCACCACGACCCCGCTCATGACCATTGAGATTCCCGCTAACAGTGGCAAAGTCATTGCCCCTGGCTGTCTGGTGGATCTTGGTGGCAGCGGGTTCACGATCGCTGGCACGACTGGACGTGCTAATAGCACGGCTCCAAGTACAGCACTTGATGTCAATATCATGCTGTAACGATGGCTGATACACCGATCACACCAACGGCAGGGTCCACCGAGACGAGCAGCGCCAGCGCCACATCAGGCACTGGGGCAGTCGTCCAGAGCAGCATGTTTGCGGCACGGGCCTGCAAGGAAAGTTCAACCTTAGGAACAGGGACATAATGACGACACGGGCAGGAGTCGAGGGCTTTGCGCCAGTAGTGGGTCAAGGACAAGGGAATCCCGAGGCGATGAAGTACGGGAAGCTCTGGGCAGATCATCCAGAGTACCGTGCGGTTGCGCCTGGGGAAGAGTTTGCCAAGACGTTCCTGGATCACGCAAAGCCCAAACCTGGGACCACGCTGATTGACTTCGGCTGCGGGACCGGGCGCGGGGCATTTCATCTTGCCACAGTCGGCGGGATGAAGGTCACGATGATCGACTTCGTCAAGAACTGCCTCGACTCTGAGGTGGCGAAGGCCTGTGAAGTTCACTCTGACTCGCTCAAGTTCGTCAAGAAGGATCTTGAAAAGCCTATTGGCTTGATCTCGGAATACGGCTACTGCACAGACGTGATGGAGCACATTCCGACTGATAAGGTCGATCAGGTGATCAATAACATTCTCGGGTCAGCGCAGCACGTGTTCTTTGCGATCTGTACCGCTCCTGATCATTGCGGGAAACTGATCGGGGAACAATTGCACCTGACTGTACAACCGTATGACTGGTGGATGGAGCATTTCAAGAAACGGGAGTGCGTCATCCATTGGTCTGCCGAGATACAGGACTATGCCCTGTTCTATGTCAGTGGCTGGAGCACGGGCAATGATCTGGTCAAGGCCGGTGGCGTGAATGAATCAAGAGAGAACATTCGGGCCAATGTCCAGCAAAATTGCAAGGACGGCTGGGCACACGTTCAGCCCCATGTCGAAAATGACATGGAAGTGATGATTGTCGGCGGGGGTCCATCCCTGCAAGGACAGCTTGAAACGATCCAGCAGATGCGAGCCAATGGCGTGAAATTGATCACGTTAAATGGCACGTATAATTGGGCGCTCCAGCACGGTCTCATTCCCAGTTGCCAGCTCATGGTCGATAGTCGTCCGTTTAATGCACGGTTCACAAAGCCCTGCATGGACGATGAAGGGAAGATTCATGGCTCAACTGAGGGCCTCTCGCAGGAGGTTGTCGATGGCCTCCTGCACGTGCGCTATCTCATTGCCTCCCAGTGTCATCCGAGTGTGTTCGCAGGATTGCCAAAGTCACGTACATTGATGTGGCATACCATGTACGACAGCATTGAAGATGTGATCAATGCCGAGTACCAGGGACCGGTCTACCCGATCCCGAGTGCGACCACCGTGCTGGTGACTTCGTTCTTCCTCCTGCGACAGCTCGGCTTCAAGAAGTTTCATCTGTTCGGGTGTGATTCCTGTCTGGCGTCAGACAAGTCTACGCATCACGCCTACGAGCAACCTGAGAACGATACCGACATTGTCGCACCAGTCATGCTCAATGACGGCAGAGTGTTCCATTGCCATCCCTGGATGGCTGCGCAGGCCCAGCAGTTTATCGACATGCTGCAAGTCATGCGCGATGAAGTGGAAATTGAAATTTATGGTGACGGCCTCCTGCGCCATGTTCTGGAAGTGGGAGCGTCACTCGCAGATCAACAAGGAGAGAAGTAAACCATGGCAGCAGGAACCTGGAAAATTTATGCGAGAGCGAAGCGTGGTATCGGAGCGGCATCGATCAACCTGACCGGTGCATTCCGTCTCTGTTTATTGCACGCTTCCGCCAGCGCCACCATTCTGAAACTCGCCTCGGTCTCCACCTGGGGATCGATCAGCACATTTGCGATCTCTGCTCGTGGCGGCTACCAAGCCAGCGGCGAGACCTTAGGCGGTATCCTCTGGACCGCTGGAGCCTCAGCCAAGCAGATGAAGTTCACTTACACGACTGCGGGGCATATCTTTACCGCCTCCGGTTCTACGCTGGGCAATACCAAGGCGATTAAGTACGCCGTGATCCGTAACAGCACGGGTGCGAACGCAGGGAAATTGCTCTGCTTCTGCACCTTGTCTGCGACAGGCTTCACGATCAGCTCGCCTAATACGCTGACCATTCTTCCGGCAGCAACCGGCGTCTTTACGCTGGCGTAATGCGTTACCTGATACTGATCAGCGCCTTACTGCTCGGTCTGGGCAGTGAGGCGTGGGCGGCGACCTATTACGTCCATCCAACGGCTGGGGACGATAACCGCCTATGCTCGCAGGCGACGAATGTTGCCACGCCGAAGCGGACGCCTAACAACGCGATTGTGAACTGTGTGAATCCAGGCGATACGCTGTATCTGCGCGGCGGCACGTACACGAGCACGACGATCACGATGGGGACCAAGAAAGGGTTCTCGACCAACCGTATCACCATTGCGAGCTATCCCACCGAGACCGCGATAATTCAACCGGTGTCGGGAGCCAGGGCAATCACGGATGATAGCCCAACCTACACCACGTTTGAGAACATTGTCTTTGACGGCGTCAACCACTTGAACGGCTCCACGAATGCGCGGGGCATCCGCGTCACAGGCGCGGGCATGTGGTTTATCGGTGGGGAAGTCAAGAATCAAACTGACAACGGCTTCTATGTGGATGGTGGCCATGACGCGATTATCCGGGGCATGCGTATTCACCACGCCAGAACGGATTGTGTTCCACGCTGGTACGCCGTCTATGTTCACGATGCTGATCGGGTGCTGATCGAAAATAATGAGATGGACAACAACCCAGGAGGTGGGCTGCACATTTATCCTGGCCCCATTCTCAACATCGTCATGAGGAACAACGTCATTCATGACAACAACTGGTGCGCCTCCTCCCAAGTCGGGGGCATTACCATTATGGAGGAAACGCCAGCCAATGGGGGCGGGCAGATAAGTAACGCCCAGGTCTACAACAACATCATCTACAACGAAGGCCGGGCCGTCGCGCCAGGAGGCATCGCCAACGGCTATACTCAAGGCATTCGCGTGGGTGGTGGTGCCGACAATACCAAGGTCTGGAACAACACCGTTTATAATAATAACGGTTACGGGATTCTGACACAGACAGCGACCTCAACAGGCCCGCCGTTGAACTCGGTGATCCAGAATAACATCAGCTACCTCAACCAGATTGCTAACTATCTGAACTGTAGCACCTGTACGACCACGCAGACGTTCAACCTCTTCGGTGTCAATCCGCTCTTTGTGAATGCGGCCACTGGGGATTTCCATCTGCAATCCGGCAGCCCAGCGATCAACGCCGGGACGACCATCTCCATCGTGACGACTGACTACGAGGGCCATCCACGGAGCGCCCCCTATGACATTGGTGCTGACGAGTTCAGCTCGTCTGGCTCCCCAGGATTCATCGAACCCACCGGGTCGGCCTTCACGCGCACGAAACTGACGACGACACAAATCAGCGCCTTTATGACCGCAAGCCGGGGAGCGTTTACGTTCCCTTCGCCGTACAACACTCGTGGGTATAGGCTGACTATTCCTACCGATTGTGCTGGCCAAGACTGCGTAAATTACCACGGTTATTCCTACTGGATGCAGATGAATAACCATACAGGCCAGGCGGATATGTATATCATCGTGGGTCTGAGCCAGCTTAACGGCGGGGCAGGCATGACCCTGATGAAGCTCACGAAGGCCACGGGTGTCGTGACGAAACTAGGGAACCTGTTCCCATCTGGCTTTTCCGTGCAACAGGGCAGCACCGGGGAAATGATGTACTTCAGCTATGGGCAGGCGACCAAGCTGTACTACCTCCAGGACTACCAGTTGAAACGCTACGACATTATTTCCCAGACCGCCGAAACGGTGGTCGATATTACGAACCGCACGGCGCTGCTTCCAGACGGCTCCAGTACGAGCCTCGGCTGCGTCACTGGCAACTGTCCGAGAAACCTCTGGGCCTGGCACAGTAACTACAACGACACGATCCATGGCGGGGCCTTGCGCACGACGAGCGGAGGCTATCTCGGCTGCCTCGTCTATAACAGTACCACGAATATCTTCCGTTTCTATCCCACCATCACCGGGGCCACTTTCGATGAGTGCATTCTCGATCGGACCGGCACCTGGACGATGAGCCAGGAAGATGTCGGGGTGCCGAACGATGAAGTCAACCGGATCTTTAATAACACCACAGGGGTCGAATTTCGGCGTACCTCTTCGGTCGGCAATCTTGCTCACGTCGATACAGGTTACAACTACATCATTGGTCAGGATGGTCACGGCACCGAACCGTCCAGGTCGGCTCGCTATTTCTTCACCGATCCGATGACGACGACGACCCTGCATTACAGCGCCAGCTTTACAGCGGCGATCATGAACCATATCACGCATTCCAACGCGGTCCCGACCACGACACGTCCGCTTAGTAATCAATATTTCTGCGGGAGCACCGCTGACACGAACACACACGAAAATGAACTGGTCTGCGCCAGGGCTGACGGCACAGCGCCGCTCCAACAGTTGATTGTGGCCCCCTTAATGAGCCGCCTCAACGCCACGGGAGGCAATGGGGCTGGGTGCTCAGACCAGAACTATTGCAAGCTCCCGAAAGGGGCGCTTGACATTACCGGGCGCTATTTCATGTGGACGAGTAACTTAGGCGGGAGCCGACTCGATGCCTTCATTGTGGAAGTGCCAGGAGAGTTACTGATAGGGGCCTGGACCGATCCTGATCCTCCCCCGCCGCCGTCTGATGAGGGCCCGCCAGCTCCGCCGACGAATGTAAGAATTACACGTATCCTTGATCTCAATAGAGAAGAGAGTGAGAGCTAGACCATGGCAGATTTTGCAGTTGTCCAGCAAGCAGCCAGCACCTCACTCGGTACGCAGGACTTTACCAGCACAGGATTCGGCACGCCAAAGGGGGCCCTGTTCTTTCTTACGTATGGCACGGTGGGTGGCACGGCAGTGACTGAAGCTATGCTGTCAGTTGGAGCCACGGACGGAACGCGGTCAAAGGCAAACGCGGGCCGGGCCGATACAGGCACAACTACGACCACGAGCCATGAAAGCACGACCAAGCCAGTTATTACGTTGCTTGCAACCAGCGGAGCCATTGACGGAGCCGCAGAGTTCAGTTCCTGGATCACTGACGGGGTCCGCATCAATTGGACCGATGCGCCTCCATCGGCCTATCTCGTGACTTGCGTCCTGCTTGGCGGGAACGGTGTCTCGAATGTATATGTGGACTCGTTCAACACTGGGGCCGTGATCGGCTCTGGCGATGATATTACTGAGCCAGGCTTCACGCCAGACATTGTATTTATCGGCACGAACGGAGCCAACTTCAGCTTCAATGACTCAGCTAATAGCAATTTCGATTGCTGCTACGGTATCTGCGTCAATGATGGTTCAGCGACTCAGCGCGGGCTGAGTTGGCGCGCTGGACAAACATTTAACCCCTCACAATCCGTCTCAGTCCTCACCACGAATCGCATTGCCAGGTCTGCCTCGGCAGGCGCAGGCGGAACCGAGATACAGTGCCAAGACTTTGACGCGAACGGGTTTAGCTTGATTGTCCGTAGCTCCGCCGTTGGCTGGGAAGGCTGGTACATGGCGATTAAGTTGAGCGGGATCAGCGCCAAACTGCTCACGTCTGACTCGCCTACAGGAACCGGCTCTCATAGCATTACCGGCGCAGGGTTTACCCCACAGTTCGGCTTGATGCTGCACTCCGCCGTGACAGCAGTGGATACAATCACGACCGATGTCAATGCCGAGGTATTAGGGATCAGCGCCTTTACCTCCTCCGCACAGGGCTGCTCGGCGGTCTGGGCTGAGGATAACGTGAACCCTCATGATAACGAATCAGTCACTGACGCGAAGCCGGTCTTCCTCAGACGCGGGGCTGCGGACTTTCAGGTGGCCACCCTTACCAGCTTCGATAGCGATGGCTGTACCTTTAACTACACCACGGCCAACGTCGCCGCCACAGCCAGGAAACGTGCCGTACTCTTTATTCAGGAATCCGTCTCGCAAATAACCGGTGCAGTCGGGGCCGCGACCCTCACCGGTGTGGCGAGCCGCATGGATCTGGCCATGACCACGCGCACGACCATACGCGGGCAAAATTAGAAAGGGTATGACATGAACATTAGCTCACGGAAAGCGGCCCTCATCGTGTTCGTGGTGCTTGCTGCAATTCCGTTTACATTATTTGCGGGCAAGATTAGCGAACGCTCGTCGGCTTCGACTCCGTTGACCGGCTCGGAGACCGTGGGAATCATTCAGGGCGGGCTGGACGTGAAGACGACCGTGGAGGACGTACGGAAGTTCTGCGAGTCGCCGTGCGCTGTCAGTGTCCCTGCCCACCGGATGCCGGGCACGTCCGTTACCGACAAGATCAATGCGGCGATTGCTTCGTTGCCATCCGGGGTTGGCGGCATCGTGGACGCGAGAGGTTTTGCGAATCCAGTCACATTGAGCGGCTTTACCATTACGCCGGGAGTCACGGTCCTCCTCGGCCCTGTCTTCCATACCTTGCTCTGTAATACCTCCATCACGGTCCAGCAGGGCGGGCACTTGATCGGCAGCGGGCGCAACAGCCCAGGCGGAACCACCATTCGACACAATGCGAATTGCAGCGTGCCCATGATTAAGTTGGTCTCTAGTGCTGGAGTGACGAACTGGTGGCATAACGGGTCATTGAAAAACATTCGGCTGGATGGACAGAAGGCGTTTCAAACCACCGCGAATAACTGTGTCGAATCCTACCTGATCGGTGAGACCAGCGTGATTTCAGAGTTGAACATTGTGAACTGCAAAGGCAATGGGGTGTATCTGACTGGGAGCAATTCTGGCACCGGCACCATCCGTAACGTGACGGTCAATTCGAGTGATGTGTGCGGATTCAAGTTGGAGAATTTTACCAGCGCCATGTCGATGCTCGGCATCGGCGGGGATAACAACCCTGTGACGCTGTGTATTCTCAATTCGGGTGGTGGCCTACAGATTACCGACTTTAAGAGCGAAAAGACCACGGTTCCAGGACCAGCCGTCACTATTGGTGGGAGCGGCAGCGGCGGGGCCGCGTTCAATCTCACCATCGTGGGCGGGAATGCCCTGCAAGCGGGCGTGTCCTCTACCACGTTCTTGGAAATCCACAACACGGTGACGGTCAATCCCACGGTCACGCTGATGGGGATGGTGGCGGGTAATAACTATACGACCATGATTGATGATCAAGAGAACTCGGTGCAAGTGAGTGCAGACCCCCTGAGTTTTATCGGGCTCCTGTCCTATGTCGGCGGGAAGTCGATTCGCTTCGACAAAAACGGCTTTGTGACGGTGCCTTAATGCTGGCACTGAACCGTCAATTTCAGAATGCCATCTGGCAAAGTAACCTTGCCGCGTCTCCCTCCACGGCCTGGGGAACCCGACTAACCGCGCACGCCAACCCGCACGAAAAGGGCACCTATGCCACGTTGATGACCACCACGTATGACGTGTACGGCTTTTGGCTGGCCGCTGGCGGAACCAATGCGGCAGGCACGCAAACGGACATGCTCCTCGACATTGCGATTGGTGGGAGCCAGGAGACAGTGATCGTCCCTGAGTTCTTATGTGGTTGGCGCAATACCCCGAACGCCGCCATTTCTCCGATCTACTTCCCAATCTTCATTCCGAAAGGGACGCTGGTCTCAGGACGAATCCAGGCCCTGATTACCGCAGATACATGCGACGTGCTGATGTTCGCCAATGGCGGGGCGAGTGCGATGCCAGGGCCATTATTTAGCGGCTGTGATGCCTACGGCACCAGCACGGCAGCCTCGCAAGGCACGAGTCACACTCCCGGCAATAGCGGGGCGGAATCTGTTGCGGCAAACATTGGCAGCACAACCTCAAAGCATTACGGCGCGGTGATGCTGGGCATCGGCGGAACACTCGCGGATACGAACGCCGGGACAGCTCAATATCACTGGGAACTGCAAATCGGTGGCGGGACGATTTGCGAATGGTGGTCGAATATGAACGGTGGTGAATTTACATTAGGGCCGATACCGCCAGCGCCTTTCCAGGTGAGCATTCCTAGCGGGACACAGTTACAGGTACGGGCAGAGTGTAGCGGCACAGCAGAGGCGCAGGACGTGGCGTTTTACTGTTTTTACTGAGGGACTGATGATAACTGAACTCTTCACAGGTACAGAGGCCGTCAGCACAACTGAATGGTCCATGACCACAGACACGGCCGGTCCTGACGCCGACACGACAGACGGCAACATTCAGATCGTGTTGGATGTCAGCGATATGGTCGCAGGCGACATTCTCCAGATCCGGCTCTATGAAAAGTGCCGATCGGGGGATACGCAACGGTTAGCCCAGGAATGGATCTTATCTGGCGCACAAGCCTCCCCGCTCTGGTACTCGCCACTGTTCATGGTGATGCACGGCTGGGACGCCACACTGGACGCGCTAGCTGGCACCATCACGGTCTTGTGGAGCATTCGGGAGCATTTACCGAACGCCAACGTACAGTACGTCAATGACGTGGCCGTGACTGGCGACGGGCAATCTGGCACGGAGTGGGGACCGTAAGTGGCGAGTTCCTGGGGCAATAGCTGGGGCAATAGCTGGGGATCGAGTTGGGGCAGTGTGGCCACCAACATCTCCATTACTGCCCTGACCGGGGCCATGGCCCTCTCTGGCGCGGCTCCCGAGTTTGCCCTTGGCATGTCCATTGAAGGACACGCCCCGACCCTGTCTATCGGCGCTGGCGTTTCCGATACGCCGATCACGCCACAGACCGGTGCCTTGTACTTTGGCGATGCGAGCGAACCGGCTTCGGCAAGTCTTGCATTGACCGGATACGCTCCTGGTCTGCTCACGGCCAGGCTCACCGACACTGGCACCCTTACGCTTACAGGTTCTGCCCCGACCGTTTCCTCCCTGACTAGCAGCAAGAGCTGGTATCTGGCCAATGCAACGAGCGATCCGGTCTATGTCCTCGACGAATCGGGGAGCCCGATCCTTAATGAGGTTGGAGATCCGATCCTTGCTGAAGATCAGACCAATGCAGGCTGGCGCGTACTCTCCGAATCACTACAACCTGCGGCTATCATCAATGACGGCTGGGTGGTCGCCACGGACGCGGTCAATACTTCGGCTTATGCAGTCGGGGTCGAGCGGGCGTCCACGACCTTTGCTGATGCTTTACAGCCTGACGGGACGCTTGATACAGTCCTGAAAGATGCCTTCAGGACATCCTCTCCCTATCTTGGTACATTTGCGGCTGGTGACTGGGATGCGCACTTTGTCGTCTCAGCTGTCAGTAGCGCCACTGGACAGGATGGCCGGATACGGTTCCGCCTTCTCAAGGCCGATGCTGATGGCTCGAATGCGACTGAGATTACGAGCGGGCAACAGTTCTGTTCTCTTCTCACGAATGTCACGACTGCGGCACACGACTCCTCCCTGACCTTTAATCCTGGCGCGTTCTCGATCACGAACCAGTACCTGTTCTTCCAGATAGCCTGGGAACGGACCGGTGGCGCGACCTTAGCTGCTGCCGACATTAACTGGCGGACCGGCTCTGCCATCACGGCTGGAACCAGGATCAATACCAGCAGCTTTACAGATGGCGACACATCACTGACCATCGTTCCCAATGTGGCCGCCGATCTCGTCCTGACTGGCCTGGCTCCCAGCCTCTCAGAGTCGGCTGGCTCTGCCCCAGTCAGCCTCACGCCCAATGCTGGCGAACTGCTCCTTGGTGAGATCGAAGGTCTGACCCCTGGGACCGGGGCACTCGTGCTTCAGGGGCGTGCGCCTGTTTTCTCGCCAGAGATTCAGCCACTCGTCGGCGCACTGACACTTGAAGGCCAGAATGCAGGCTTTAACCAAGCCGCTTGCACCCCAGGCACAGCCACACTCAAGTGCATGCAGTGGGTTAAGATTGAGTGGGACGCGAATACCGAGCCAGATCTGGCAGGTTATATCGTCTATCGCAGTCTCGATGGCGTGGCCGTGGCGGAATCCCGCAACGTCCCTGGCGGGACCGGGGCCTTATCCTATGTTTGGGAAGGCCTGCCTTACGGCACGAACTATTTCTGGGTTCAAGCCTACGACACATCAGACAATGAGAGTGCGCCGTCTTCCACGGTCTCCACGTTTACGTCTGGCGGTGGCTGGGCACCGACCCTGTACCGGTCACTGCCCATTACTGTCCCTGCGGTGGAACACTCCATCACTGGCCATACGCCGACACTGATTGAGATCGCCCCGCCACAGACGAGCATTGCGCCGTTTACTGGCGAACTGACATTCACAGGCATTCCACCGACCCCTGGCGAATCATTCGTCTTGATCCCAAGCGACGGGGCCTTGACGGTGACGGAATTCGCCCCGCTCGCGAAGCAGTCTACCGACACGTTCCTTACACCGGTACGCGCCAGCCTGACGCTGAACGGCCTGGCCCCGTCCACCAGCATCTCAAATGAACAGGTCCTGACCCCTATCACTGGGGCCTTAACGGAAATCGGGATCGTTCCGAACTTTGCTATAGGTATAGTCCCAAGTACCGGGTCGCTCGCCTTTGATGGTCGCCGCCCTGTCATGAACCAAGACGTGTTCATTGGAACAGCCAATGAACTGACGCTGGACGGTCAACCAGGCACCACCCTTGACTATGCCATTCTGACACAAGAGGGTTCGCTCACATTCACCGACCTGGCCAGTAGCTTACACCTGGCACTGACGGTTCAGCCAGGAGCCCTGGTCATTGAGAGTGATGAGCCGCTATTGCAGGTGCCTGGCAACACAAGCGTGGCACCATCCCGTGCCCAGCTTATTGCCACTGGCCAGCAACCGACACAAGGCCTTTCCCTTGAGACTGACACTGGGCAACTCGATCTCGTCGGGCAAGCCTCGACTACCACGGGCATTACGCCTGGAACTGCTACGCTCACGATTGGACCAGCCAGCCCTGGAGCCTTTCCTAAGGTCCGCGTTACTCCCCTGCCATGTTACCCGCGCTGGAGCCGGAGTAATACCTGGGGTGGGCATAGCTGGTGTTCGCACCGGAGGGTGCAGCCGTATCGAACGAACCAACTCAATAAGCTGGTCTATTACCTTCAGGTCGAAATCGATCAGTCTTCGTCAGCAGACTTTGTTATTGCGCAGATCACTCCGATCCTGAATGTGAATGCGCAGATCCCAGATAAGTACCAAGCCTTTGTCGATGAAGATGGCTTTGAACGACTCAGTGTCGAGATCATCAGCGGCAGTAGTGATGACTTTGTCATTCAATCGATCAGGCCCGTGATGAATCTCAAGAAACAGCGGAGGCACAGTTAATGGCCGTTCCATCTAACCCTACACTTACTGGGATCTGTACGAAAGGTCTCAAGCGTGGCGGACAACGTAATCCCGATCAGGACCAGATCGATCTGGCTGAAGACGATTTTATTCAAGAGATCAAGTCTGACATTCAACGTGTCGCGCCGTTTAATCGGCTCCTTGCCATTACCGCCACCGCGCCAACGGTGCGCGGCCAGCAACGGTACGCGATTCCGGAAGATCATAACCAGTCCTTGTCCTTGTACTTATTGGACGGTCCAGACGAATGGCGAGGCACGGCCCAGACCGGAACCAGCTCTACAATCACGTTGGCCTCTAGCTTCAGTGAAAGTGACGATGTGCTGGCGGGCAAGTGGATGATCTTGACTGGTGGAACTGGGTCAGGCCAGTACCGGCAAATTGTCTCGTACAATAACACGACAAAAGCGGTCACGCCCGATACAGACTTTACGACAGCGCCGACGAGTTCCACGACTTACTTGATCGCCAATACCCGGTACTGCCTCTATCCAGACAACTTTGACGAGGTCTATAGCCGGTTCCAATCCAGTGAGCCGAACGTGTCCTTGCCCAGGCGCTGCGCCCTCTTCAACCAAGAGTTCTATCTACAGCCGACTCCCGACAAGTCCACGTACGGGCTCGTGCATCATTATTATGCCGACCTATCCAAGGTCGATGAAGCCTCCACACTCTTCATTCAATTACTCCGGGAATGGCGCTCGCTCTGGATACAGGGCGTGGCGGCGTACACGGCCCAGGAATGGGACGATGAGCGGTTCCCAGCCTTCTGGAGTATGTACCAGTCCCAGCTCCAGCGCCTGGCCTTTGACTCGCCCCAGTACTCGCAATGCGAGGGCTCACGCTAATGACGACCTGGAATACACAGCCGAGCAGTTCTGGAGTGATTACAAGTGTCACGGTCTCGGGTATCTCCACATGCCTGTTCGCAGACCTTCCTGCGGCGGGAATTGTGGGGCGGCTGATCTATGTCACTGATACACCTGCTATCTATGTGGATAATGGCACGACATGGATTCATGCCTCTACGCCAGTCGGACTCACCGCCTACGCAACTGGCAGTTGGACCCCAACGGTGGGTGGCACCGCGACAGAAAATAATTCGGGGCAGTACACAAAAATTGGGAACGTGGTCACGGTAACGTGCGTTCTGAGCATTACCACGATTGGGACAGGGAGCACGGCCAGCATTAGTGGGCTACCGTATCCAATCAAAACCGGCACGCCGTTTATTGCCCCCTGCTATTGGGATTCTCTCACCACCCCAGTGGTGGCCCTCATTGTCCGTGGCCTGTCCTCAACGGCGAATCTGTGGTCAGCCCTAGCAGCCGATGACAATCTGACCCTTCGAGCTGTCCTTGGAGATAACTCTTCCATCTTTTTCTCTGGTTCATACCTGACGGATTAACTATGGCCTTACGCGATCAAATACCTGAAAGCAAAGCCCAGTTCCCGGACCCGGTCTTTGGCGTGAACCTGCGCAGTGCGGACGATGATCTGCAACCAGGCGAAGCCAAGAAGATGGAAAACCTTGTGTTCGATGGCGGGACACGGTCCCGTACCGGGTCCATCTACCTGAATCCTGGCGGGATCAGCTACGGCGATTTCGGCATCAAGGGCGGGCACAAGTATTACTTCGGTGGACCGGCCCCGCAAAGTGCCAGGCTCATTGCCTACGATACGAAGATTTCCAAGATCAGTGGCACGGGCGCTGAGACGGTCCTGACAAGCGGGATGACGAGTAACCGGGACACGTTCTTTACCACGTGGAGTATCACGGACAAGGTCTATATCGGAAACAATGTCGATACACTCAGGCAGTACGATGGGAACACCGATACATTCGAGACTGTGACCTCAAGCACGTCCAACCCTATCCCCGTGGCCAGAACTGGCGTCTTCCCAATTCTCGATCGGCTGATGTGTATCACGACAGACGGGATCGAGCGGACCGACCCGCGCAATCCTACGTCCTGGTCCCATAACTCGTCCTGGGCAACGCTCAGGCCCTCCCTGGTCGGACTCTTTACCCATGCCGCGCCGTTTACGATTCGAGGGACAGACACGCTGTATCCTGGTCTTATTGCTTTTCAGTCCAATGCCTATTACGTCATTACAGGTAGCAATTTCGGGTCCGATGTCACATCCGCTGCTGCGTCACTTGGTGAAGATGCGAGCATTAAACTGCTCGATTCCAAGGTGGGGACCAGTAGCCCGTACAGTGTCTGTTCGGTGCCTGGAGTCGGCCTGTTCTGGTTCACGTCAGACTTTAACGTGTTCTGGCTCCCGGACGGTTCCCTGACTGGCCAATACATTGGCGACAAGATTCAATCCACGCAATCTAGCCCCACCGGTATTGAATCTGTCAACCCGGCTGCCCTGTCCCAGGTCTGGATGACGTACCAGTACCCGTTTCTGATGCTGGGCGTGCCGATGGGCTCCGGCCTGTACTCGACTCAGCAATGGTGGCTCGACGTGCGCCGGTTCCCGAAAGACGTGGTCTGGTATGGCCCCATGACGGGCCAGAGTATTGGGCGAGCCTGGGCCGAGAACCAGAACGGCGATAACGCCATTTACGCGGGCGAGGGCAATCCCACGACTGGGGCCTTCGTCTACCAATTGCGCGTACCGGGTAATTTCACCGATGCCAACGGAGCCACAGTCGCGGACATTCGCCGGAGCTACAGGACCCCGTTCCCGTCCTTTGGCTGGCCGTCTCGGCAGAAGTATCTGCACCACATTAACTTCGATCTGTATATGCCAGTTGGCAGTGCGACCTGCGACCTTCACGATCTCGATCATACGATCGCAACTGACTTACCTATTACGGCGGTATAAATGGCTGATTTAATGACAGGCAGTTCAGGGTACGCAACCGGGTCGATCGATATTGCCACGACGCAGGTCAATGACGATCCAGTACCGATTCGTGGCGAAGCCTCTGCGGCGAAGATCAATGGCCCGGCCAGTGCGATTGTCGCGATGCAGGGCATTCTCGGGGTGGGTCCAGATCTGAAAGGGAGCAAGGCTGATCTGGTCGAGCGCCTGGCCGTGGCACTCAATCCAAGCGGCACGATTAAGGCCACGACCGATGCGGCCTGGAGTGGGCAACTGGCCCCGCAGCTCGGCGGCATGCCGACTGGCGCAGTCACGCCCTATGCAGGCAGTACGGCCCCGAACGGGTACTTGCTCTGTGACGGCTCAGCAATTAGTCGCACGACCTATACCGCACTCTTTGGCGTGGTCGGGACCGTGTACGGCGTCGGGGACGGATTCACCACCTTTAACGTGCCAGACCTGCGCGGACGAGTCGTGATCATGACAGATGGCGTAGCCAGTCGCGTCACGAGTGCGAGCGTCGGTGGCAGTTCGGCGGATACGCTCGGCGGCTCTGGCGGAGCAGAAACACATACGTTGACAGAAGCGCAAATCCCGGCTCACACGCATGCGTTCACGACCTACAATGTTGTCGGCGTAGGATCGTCTGTGCCTGCCAATAGCCCAGACATGGCCACCGCAGGGGAACTGTACGATAGCAGCGCCACAATCGCTCCGTCAACGGGAGGCTCTGCATTGCACAACAATATGCAGCCCTGGCTCGCACTGAATTACATTATTAAGACCTAAGAGGTTATCGCATGGGAATTTTTGATGGAGCAATGAAACTGATCGGGGTCGATCCTGATCAAAGCAGCAACGATCCAAACTCCTCGACCTTTGCTGGCGGGTCCTGGAACCAGTTCGCAACAGACCCGGAATACAAGTCCAAGGTCTACGGTATTTACGATGACCTGAGCCTGTACGGGAAGAACAACCTCTCGCCCATGGTCCGCCCTGATCCCAGGACTGGACTGATGCCATATCAAATGGCCGGGATGGGCGTCGTGGCCAAGAACCTGTTTAGCCAGGCCAGCGCTGGTAGCACGGTCCGTGGCATGAACGCACCCGAGAACCAGAATGCGGTTGTCAGCTCGGCCCTGATGCAGGCGCTACCGAATCTGTTCCAGGTCCAGAACCAGAACCAGCTTCTGCCCGGCGAAATCAATAAGCAGAATCTCTTTGCCTTGAGCGCCCCGCTTGAACCGCTCAAGACACTTGGCGGCTTAGGCAATCGCTCGCTCGGCCCCGGCATGGAATACAACAACATCAATAGCGGGACCAGCAACTGGTGGAACATGTGGAACAACATCGGCTCCTTCTGGGGCGGTGGCGGCGGATCAGCAGCAGCAGGCAACGCGACCCCAGTCATGTGCTATATCGCGATGGAATTGTATGGAGCCAATGACGAGCGCGTGTCACTGATTCGCGACTACCTCAATGAGCAGCTCGACAGCGAGTCGAGCATTGGACGGTTTGCGCGATGGTACGCAGCGAACGGGAAGGCCATTGCCGATGGGATCGGGAGCGGCTTAATCAGCCCGCAACCATGGCAAGCCATCTTTGCGCAGTTGCGTGTGCTAGCACTAGGTCAGCAAGGATCGCCTGGCCGCTTGGAGTAGTTCTGTTGTGGCGGCGGATTGGGTCGTCCATAGGCATCAACGGGCGGGTAAATTTGCCTGCCCCACTGTGGGCGACCATAGAAATCTTGATTCTGGGCAATGGCGACTGCACTTGTTAAGCACGCACCAACCAGGACGCCGAGGATAAAGGATTTCATAGGGCACCTCCAGTACGGGTATTCTACCAGACGAAGACAGGAGTATACAAGTGGCTGAACTTCAAAAGGCCCCGGCAGTCCCAGAGGGCATGATCCCCAAGATTTTACAGGCGCTTGACGCAGGCCTGCGCCCTCGCACGAAGGAATTTCACCAGGCCCTTGGCACTGAAGCCAGCCAGCGCGGGCTCATGCCGAGCGACGAATTACCCCCGATCATTAGCGGGCTCCGGGACAAGTTCTCCAGAGAGGCCAAGCAGCTTGCCAAAGAGCAGGCGCTGATGGATGAAGTAGGTATTGGCATCCTCAAGGAAATCGGCCAGCAAACGGCCCAGCTCAAGGTCAAGCAGGACTTTGCCAGGGCCAATGCCCCGACCTATGCGGAAGCGGAGCAGTATGGGCTAGGCCTGAAACCGCCCATGACCATCCCCAGTCAGCAGGAAGCGCTCGGTCCTGGTGCGCCGATTCCGTTCCAGCCGCAGGGCATGTCTACGGAACCGTTAGCGGGCATTCCCCAGGAACTGAACCCGTACACGATGGAACCGACCAGGCAGTTCAATCCCCGTACGAATGAAATTGTTAGCCGTGGCAAGCTCACGGCTCCATCCTTAGAACCAGCCATGGTCGAAGGCCCGCGTCCGATGGGCACGGTCTACGGCCCGGACATGCAGGCCAAGGTCAGTCCATTTGAGCAGGGTCTGGTCGATGACATTACGCAGGGCCGTGGCGTGATGCAAAACGGCACCTATACGCCGATGCAATTAGCCAAGCCCTACCATGGCGATATGTCACCGGAGGATTTCAAGCTCGGGCTGAAGCAATTAGAGGAAACTCATCAATTACCTGAAGGTGTCGCACTCGAATCGATCTCGATTCCTGACAAACCGATCCCGCGTCAAGAAGGCTTGCAGTTCATTAATAACCTGATGATCCGGGCCAGGATGGAGAACACCGACAGAAGCACGCTGAACCGCGTCGCCCAGTCTGCCCCGTGGGGATTGCAATCCTACAGCGCAGCGACCCCGCAGCAGAAGCAACAGATCCTGACCAGGTACGGGCAACTGTACCCGCAGGGCCGCAACGATGTCATGCTCAATACGCCGGTTGACCCTGTTCTTGGCGAGACCTTGTACGATCGTAAGGCCTTTGAAGCTACAGGTGAAATGATCCCGCGCCCTGATGTCACGAACCGGCAAGCCAGAACTAAGGATGTGGTCCGTATTAGTGAAAAGAACATGGACACGCTCCAGGAGGTGGAGAAGTCGGCCATCTCGCTTGATCAGATCTTTGACTTTGCTGACCAGATTATTACGGCAAAAACGCCAGGCGAAGCGTTGATGCAGTCAGGTAAGTACCTAGCCAATTCCAATGTCGTGACACGTGCAGTCCCTGGCGTCTATGACGAAACCATGGCGACCTATTACGATTCCGTCCAGGCTCTCGGCAATGGCCTAGCTAAAGCGTTCGGCGGCGAGCGCGGCGTGCTCACGAATGTGGACGTAACTCGATGGGTCAACGCCATGCCAAAGCCGGGCGACACGATAGATGTCAAGGAGAAGAAGAAAGCTGCACTGAAGACATTGGCTCAGGCCGCGTATATTGCCCAGCGTCGAGCGATTGTTGGCGATATGGGCGAGGTCAAGAAAATACGAGATGAACTTCATAAGACCTTGAACAATGTCCTGAAGTCGATCGATGGTAGCGGCACATCGCAACAGAAATCAAAGAAGTCGCCTGATGCTCGCTATAACGAGCTATCGAAAGGCGGGATGAAAGACGAACAGATATACAAGAAGATGGCAGAGGAAGGTTACTAACAATGGGATTTGATCCCAATAAGCTGGAACAGGCTAAACGGTCGTTTGACCCGGAGAAGCTGAAACAGGCCAAGGCCGTTGGCAGTGAAGCCGGTTCGCCAGAGGCCGGTGACTTTGACTTTGTCGGCTCTGCGAAACGGACCGGCAAACATATCTGGGAGAACTACATCGCTGACCAGATTATTCCTACGACCTTGTCTGGTCTGGCCACGCGCATTCCTGCCATGACCTTACCTGGCAGGACCGGGCTCTTAGCCGCTCCGCTCGTGGAAGGCGCGTATCAAGGTGCGGCTGGGTACATTGGCGAGAAAATGAACCAGGCTATTGGCCTGACCCCAGAATCAGAAGGACAGGCCGTGCTCCAGGGCGGGCTCCAAGCCGCCCCGTCCATGATCGGCAAAGCGGCCAGCATGCTGATCCCATTCACGGGCAGACGCGGGGCCGTGTTGGCCAATGACCTGGCGGCGAAAGAAGGCCGTCAGATGATTGGCAAGTACAAGCCCACGACTGAATCTGCCGTGGCCTTTGATGAAGCGTTTAAGGAAGGCGCAGAGATTCCCATGAACCAGACCATGGGCGTGATGCGTGCGACCATGGCCCCGATCGGTGGGCAGCGCACGATGACCTACGCCTATGGGGCAGCGGCCAAAGACATTCGCGTGATTGAGTCAGAGCTTGCTTCTGGCCGTCCCATGTCCGCCAAACAGTGGCAGTTCCTGCACACGCGCCTGGGCCAGACCATTGGCCAGATGGAAGAGACGGGACAGAAGAAGGGCCTGGACCGTGCCAAGCAACTGTATGCCGCCATGTATGACGATCTGGAACGAGCGGCTGAGAATGAAGTCAGACCAAGGAATACGGGCATTGTCGATGGCGTCGTGACCCCATTGGGGAAGCGTCCTGTCGTTGAACCAAAGTCATCCGCTATCCCAATGCCTGGCGAGACCGTGCCAAAACTGACTGGCGACAATCTGCCAGCCGTACCAGAGAAGGGCCAGGTCCCGTCCACTGAATTGAAAGCGCCGGAAGGCGCACGCATTCCTGACAGTGCCTATGACTTTGAACTGCCAGGCACCGGCGCTGGCAAGCTCAAGAACGCGCTCACGATCTATCTCAGAGAGAAGTCTGTCGAAGACATTGGCAACTACATGAACCAGGCCATGAAGTCGCTCCGGGGACAGGGCGGCGACCAGCAATTTAACGCCGCTGAAGTTATTCGCAAACTCAAGGACGATCGTTTCTACGAGAAGGCCTTTACCGCTGCCGAACGGAAAGATATTGAACAGACGCTCCACACCATTAACCGGGCCCCTGCCCTGCCCACGCCCGGATCGATTAACGCAGGCAGTAAGCGCATGAACCAGCGCATTGCTGGAGCAGCGGCTGGAGCAGGCGTAGGCACCTATGCTGGCGGGCCAGTCGGTGGAGCCATCGGTGCCGTCGCAGGCTTTACCGCCAGGGATGCTGCCGATTTTGCCACGAACATGGGCTTTGCCATGAGCACGAAGGTTGGCCGGGCCATGGTCAAGGAACTGGCCAAGACGAAGGGCGGGATCTTTACCCCGCGCAATGCCTCCGTCCTGGCCGCATACACGTCAGCGTTACGTCACCAACCTAACACGGAGATGACCGAATGACCTTACGTGAACGGCAGCATGTCTTTGCACGCACCATGGGCCTGTTCCTCGCCTGGATGGCTGAGAAGGATTACTACTGGACCATGGGAGATGCCTGGCGCAGTAGCGATAAATTGCTCTGTCCAGAATGCGGGATGCCGGTCACGTACCAGGATCTCCTGGTCAATAACGGACGCAGTAAGACGCGCAACTCGAAGCATGCCGACAGGCTGGCCTTCGATCTGATTCTGTTTACGAGCGAGGGAAAGATCGCCCCCAACGAAGACTACCAACCACTCGGAGAGAAGTGGAAAGCTCTTGGGGGCAAGTGGGGTGGCGACTGGACCATGGGCGACTTTGGACACTTTGAGGGAATATGATGAGACCATTACTACTCGCGTGCGTTATTGCGTTACTTCCCGCCTCGACCAGCGCCTTTCACGACGGCGTGCCCCCGTGCCACGATGGGCAAGTGGGTTACTGGGCCACGATCATGGTTGAGGGCAAGAAGATGGCCCTGTTCCTGGCCAAGACCAATCCCCCGACCGGCGACAGTGTCTTTTGCAATATTGATCCTGACGCCCTGATTCAAGTCAAGATGACCGGGAAGGAAATGTAAGATGATCTGGGATGCCGTCGCAGGAGCGATACGGGCCGTCAGTGACAATATCGTGTCCATCATCAAGGAGTTTCACCTGGAGCCTGAGAAGGCCCTGCAACTGGAACAGGCCGCGAAGCAGGCCATGTACGATTTCCAGAAACAGATCTGGGAACTGGAGGACAAGGACCGGGCTAGCGCCAGGGAACGAGAGGCCAAGATGGGCGATCCCACCACGCGCAGGCTCGCGTATGTCTACACAGGCGGGTACTTTGGCGCGTTCATGGCCTTGCTCCTTGGCTGGGTCCAGGTCCAGGAACAGATGAAGGGCTTAGTCGATGTGCTGATGGGCGTGCTCACGGCTGGCCAGTACAGCATCATGTCATACTATTTCGGTTCATCGCATGGCTCGGCACAGAAGGACAAGACTCTGGACAGGATTGCGAATCACAAGGAGCAGTAAAGTGGAAGGAACGGCGGAAGATAAGTTGTTCGAGGTAATGTTCAGGAAAATGGACGATATGCACGCCGACATCAAGAGCAATCACCAGGTCGTCCTGGACCATATCGAGGAAGATCGCAAGCTCGCCAACGAGGTCTACTTCATTCGCAAAGCCTTTCAAGTGACCTGGGGCGGACTGGCCATGCTCTTGGCCTATCTCGGGGTCAAGAACAGTTAGCTAATCAGCATGCGCAGGACCCAGCCAATGGCCATGCCCAGGACCAGGGCCGTGCCAAAGATCATATTAAAGTCATGGTCAGGCATGTGTGGGGCCATTGGTCCTCCATACGTCTAGCTTCTTGCCTTCAGGGCCAAATGCCTCGATCCGCACTAGATCGCTATCACTGTACTGAAACCCCATAATGCCCTCCCACTTTACATCTGGGCGCTCATGCCAGGGTGTCAGGCGCTTGACCGTTTCAATAGCCACGTCCTCGCTGAGATTGTTCAGTAGCGACACGGTGCCGCCGCGTGTCACGCACAGGACATGCCACTCGTTCACAGCTTCTTCTCCTTCTCCAGGCGCTTGAGCAGCGCCAGCGCCATCAACGTGCCGCCGGACTTTTCCTGACGGCGACGGACCACGCCTGGCTTCCTGGCCCAGTCCAGGGGCGTGAGGGAAATGTCCTTGTAGGTACGTTTCTTCATTTCTTCCTTTCCACGATCAAAGCCTTCCCTGATTTCGTAATGCGGTAATCATCAGCGTAGTACATGACGTTCATCCCATGGTGCCAGATATAATTACGCTGGCTAGGTAGGTATTCGTCTTCATTCCGTAACTCAACCGGATACTCACACTTCTTAGCTTCGGTATAACAGTCTTCTGTCACATCCACCCATTCGTCGCTCATTTCTTCTTGCCTTTCTTCTTCCCTAACTTCGTCTTGCATTGTATCAGGATCACATGCGTCATGCCGTCGTCCACGGCCCGGACCCAGATCCAGTGCTTGTTCAGGCCACGGGTATAGCGATAGAAGCCGTACAGGAACGGGTCCGGGATCAGGGTCGTTTTCGGCTCCGCAAACCAACCACTGGTCCTGATCAGTTCCACGCCTTCCATGGCCGTGCCCGGCAACTTGTCCTTCTCCCGGACCCAGGTCACATCAATACAGGAATGGCTCCCGGCACTGCGATAGGCAATCCAGCCATGGGCACGACCCAGATTGACCAGTTCACGTTCAAGGCGCACGCCGCGTAAGTAGGCTGGATTAGGCATTTTTCTTCTCCACGATGAAGGCGTAGACGTTCTCATGGCCCCTTGTTACCCGTTCCTTGCGGAGGCGGTAATGGCTCCCGCTAAGAGAAATTATGGTGCCATTATGCTTGAGCGCATAGCCCCCTAACGGCATGTCAGTTCTCTCGGAGAACTCACATTCCGATGTGACATCACGCCAGGTCTCGGTGGGGACAGGCTCATAACACCGCGCACTCCCCCACTTCCCGTCAGTGAAAAGGTAGTATTCTCCACCTTCTCCCAGCATGGCCGTACGATACACGTCTCGGACCTCACCTTTATTGATCCTGTCACGTACCTTCATCTTCACCCCCCAACAATATGGACCGTATCCAGATACCGCTGTACCCGGTCGTGGAACTCTTTGCCGAACTGGACTGTTGCCGCTCGGTGCAAGGCCCGTAACATCTGGTACGCCTCTTCGTTGTCCAGGTACGTGTAAAAGTTCCGTATATCGAGCATCACGTGCTGGCCTGGTCCCGTCTTAAAGTTCAGTTCTGTCGGCGGCTCGCCAGTAGCCCGCATATATTCCAACTGACTGACCGGCTCAATCTTGCGTCGTCGCTTGGCCATGTTCTAGCTCCAGTTTCTCGATCAGTTGATTGAGGTAAAACTGCGCCTTCTTCAGATCCTCCAGGGGCGTGCCCTTCCACCGATACCGGCTCAGATACTTGATCACTTGCCCAGCCAGGTAGCCAAAGTTCTGGTCCAGAATAAAGTCCAGCACCTCGATCTTGCCCCTGGTGTAGTGGACGGGATGATTGACTGGATCGTTCATCGCTTGCCTGCCTCCAGAATGGGCAGGCCTGCCTCGGTCGGGATGTAGATCGTTTCCTTTTTACTGTCGGACATATGTTCGATCCAGAGCCAGCGCAGGTAACTCTCATTGTTCTTGAGCGAGTCGCCAATGATCTTATTTGCCTTCGCCACGCCTTCAGCTCGCAACACTTCCGCATCAGCTAAAAGTCCAGCCGATTCTTTCTTGGCTAAGGCCCCCTGGACGGCAACCTGTTTCTCGTACTTTTGCTTTTCCAGTTCAGCCTCGCCTTCGAGCCGTTGCTGGTAGACGTTGTATTGCGGGTAGCCAAAGCAACCGCCCACGATCAGGAACAGAGCAATAACAATGACAAATCCAACTGCCGCGCCATCATTCATAACGTCTCCTCCTTGATCTGGACCTGTTCACATTCATAACTGGCCTGGACATGATCCGTTCGATACCAAATCATTTGCCGTTTCCCCTCTTCCCGGCACAGGGCCTCGGTCGGGAACGGTTTCGGGTCCGTGAACGTCACCAGGCCCTCGAACAGCACCATGGTCAGCACCCAGCCGGTGGTCATAGCCCGGCCCACTCATCGAGCTTGTTATTGATCTTGATCCACAGCCTCTCGATGATGGGACGCATGAAGTACCCGAGAGCTATTCCGTAAATAAATAACTTCATCTGGTTAAATAGCCGTACAGGTAGCTGAGTATTGTACGTATCATCGCCCCTCACATAACTTGCTTGCAAGCCAGCCACTGCCCCAGGTCGTGGCATCGATCTTCATCCTGGCCGGGACCTGGACCAGGATCTCGCCTATGCGATGTTGCTTGGCCAGGGAACGGGCCTGGCTACAGGCCATGTCATGGCCACGCTCGATCCCGATCAAGCCACCGATCCCGGCAGCTAAGATCACGCACAGGACCAGTTCTGTTCCAGAAAAATTCATAGCGCCACCGTACTCGCTTTCTGGTCCTTGTCACTGGACACGGACCGGAACCATCCGAGACAGGCCTTGCACTTGTACTTGCGATAGCGCCTGGTCTGGGTATAGTCCCAGCCTCGGGACTGGTAATCAGACTTGCCACATTTCGGGCATTGCACCCCGGTTCTGGACGGCGAAAAGAGCGTGTAATTGGCATGGTCCTTGATCCATGGCAGGATCTCGTGATACAGGCGTTCTGTAATCACCACGTCATGCTTGTTGTAGGCTTCCATGGTCTTCCACGCCTGCGGGTCATTGTCCATGCACTTACTCCACAGCTCTTGCCCTTCATGGTCCAGCTTCTCGCCTAGCTTCATTTGCTTACAGAGATAGTCCAGTTTATTGCTCGTGAACTTGAACTTGCTGCGCATGGTCAAGATCAGGTCCATTTGCCTGAACGGGGCATAGGGTGGGATACGGTGCAAGAGAAAGTCGGTGTTCAATTTTGGCACGTCAAATTTCCGTCCATTGAAATGGATCACGGCATCGGCCTGGTCCAGGAGGCTGTGAATTTCCCGTAACATGCCCACGCGATGAATCCCTTTCTTGCCACTCGATCGCGCCCACATCATGTCCCGACTGCCCAGCCACTTTGCCGCCCAGCACAACGTATAGGAACTTTCCTTGATCTGACTGGGAGGAATCCATTGCGGTTTCGTGTCCCAGATCCAGGCCGTGTTCGGGGCCGTCTCAATGTCCAAAAGAAGTATTTTCATCTATACCGCTTCCGACATTCACAGCACAGTCTCTGCTCCCGGCCCTCATGGATAAACGCCGTCCTGATCCGGCACCGTGCGCAGGGCCGTTCATCGATGCCCTTTGTCCCTCGTCCAGTCCGTAACAGACCAGCGTCCTGGCACAGCGCACTCCATTGCCCGCGCCTGGCAAAGCGGCGGTTAAAGGGACTGAACGAGCCTTCTCTGGCATAGAGCGCACGACTGATCCGGCGCACGTTCAGGCGCTTGGCCACACAGCGGAGATCGTGAATGAATTGCTGGCGTGTAATCAGTGGCATTGGCATACGTGAAATGATACGTGAATTAACGTAACTTGTCAACCGTGACTTTCAAATCTAACAGCTCCTTGCCGACCATCGCCCAGTATTCGATCACTTTCGGGAGCCCGTTCTTGATCTCTCTAATTTCTCGTTCGTCGCCCTTTAGCTTTTTTCTGCCGGTCAAGCTCTCTCTTTTTGGCCTCCGGGTCATGTTTCCAGACCTCCTCTAGTAAGTCCTTTGGTTGCCAGCCACAGTAACTGGCCCAGGATTCGATCGTTTCGCCCAGGAGCTTGGCATTGGCCGCGAGCCGGTCGCTGGCGACCTTGCCCGGCGTGGCACTGTCCAGGCGAACCTCCTGGGACAGGTACAGCACATAACCCATGTATTGCTTAGGATGGTTCATCACGCTCTCGGGGCATGCTCATTGATAAGGGCCTTAAAGCGATCTTCTGCGCCTTCATAATCGTCTTCAAAATATGTGGAATTGCGTACGGCTAATTGCTCCCAAGTGATCTCTGACGGTTCCCATGTATCTTCCAGACCATAACAAGAGCAGTGAGAACTACTTACCTCGTACAGCTTCCCGTCCCGGTGATACAGGACTGTTGCGCTCCCGCAATATGAACCAGATCCATAATAGGCAAAGAGTATTTCCTCATCGAGCACTTCAGACGGATCGATACTAAATGCCTCATGAACGTCCTTGACTGACTTGAAGTTCTCATAATATCTTCTCACATTCTCCCCCATTCCCCGCCCATCAAACGTGACAATTGACGTGCCACTTCAGGCGGTGGTGGCTCGCCCTTGATATTGGCATTTTCTGTTTTCTTGTACGCGGGCGGGGCCTGGACCGGCACCTTGACCTGGACCGGAGCCGGGATCTTATTAATCCATTTCAGGATAAAGTCTCTGGTCATGTGTCTGCCCTTGTTCTTTGGCAGCGCCAGCCAGGTCTGCATCTTGGTCAGTTCCGTGGGCCAGTCTACCCAGTGATAGGCCTGCTTCGTTTCAGCCAACCATTCCTCGTCCGTCTGCTTCATCGCTGCGCTCGACTTCAGGCGGCGAGCGCCCGAAGTGACCTTCTTCATCTCCTCCAGGAGCTGGTCCAGTTTCTGTTCAATTCTATTGAGCTGGTCCTGGCTCATTTCTCTAGGCCCTTCAGGCGATAGATCGCTCCATTGACGGCCTCTATCGCTTCCATGTCCTTGTCATAGTTTCGGTCGCCGGTAAAGTACAGGCGCATTTCATCGTGCAGATATTCCCAGGCCTCGACATAGTCCATAACTGCCTCCTTAATCCGCACAGGTTGGGTCCTTCGGGCACGGCTTTGCATTTGGGTTGATTGTTGGGAGTTTCATGCTAGTGCCTCACTCATCATGCGCTTCATGGTCGCAGCAAACGCTGGTGGTAAATCAGGAAAGTCCATTTGTCTCATCTGCTCCTTCAGCGCCCCTTCCAGTTGCGTGATGCGCTGCTCATAATGCTCAATCAGGTTGGCTCGACGTTCTTCCCATTTCGCCCTTAATCGCACGATGTCAGCCTCAAGCTGCGTGATGCGCTGCTGTGCTTCGTCGAGGCGTTGCTGTTCTTCCCTCAACCATTGCTCAATATTATGTTCAGGTGTCCAGCGACCCCATCGAAGTAATTGCGCCTCCAACTGCGTGATGCGCTGCTTCATCGCTGTCAGAACAGTTGGACCACAGCCGTTTTTCAGGTCAAGGGCATCAGCTAAATCATTCTCCAGCGCCGTGATTCTGGCCTGGTAGGTCTCAATAGCGATGTCATCCAATTTGACCCGTTCGGTTAAGACGCCCACCTGGCTGTGCAGGGCGCGGTTCTCAGCTTGTAAGCGGCGTAATTCAGCCATGAATGGATCACCGTTCATCGCGTCCCTCCTTCGCCACAACCCAAACAGGACGCCCGCCTTTTATTTCCATTTCCGCACCGGGATGACAATGCTGCTTAAAGGAGCAGTACGAGCACACCATCGGGAGTATCTTACGGCCCGTGCAGATGTCCCATCCATACACTGCGCCCTTCGCATTGACCCGTGGCTTGGCCTCGCCATAGACAAACGCCTCCGCGTCAATCACCTTGCCCGCCTTGTACTCGGTTTCGTCTTCCAGTTCAAACGGGACTGGCGGAATTGTCTCGTGCCGGGCCATGGCACGCCTTTCGTGCCATTTATCGACCAGTTTCTGATCATACGGAATGATCCATTCTGCAATTGAGCCTTGGCGGGAGCCAGTTGAGACGGCCACGAAACAGGTACTGTCCACGTCATAGCCAGCTTCGCGCCAGGCTGCGATCTCGATCGAGCACTGGGTCAGGTAGCCCCAGGAATCATCCGGCCCGCCCTGCTCCAGCCACTTGTCAAAGGTCTGTGAATTTGTGCTCTTACATTCAAAGTTATAGTGTTGCGATAGATCAGGATTGTCCAGGAACACGTCCACCACTCGACCGTCAGGATGGACATTGACCTTGACCCCGTCCTTGCCGGTCACGAACAGGTCCCGGTTATTATCGACTAAGGTCACACCAGCCAATTGTGCCACACCAATAGCAGACAGTTCGACCATGTCACCTAACAAGAACTTCATCATGGTCCGGGCCTGGACCGGTTCCCCTTTCACGCCATCGTACTGGAGCCGGGCCTTTCTGGCGCACGGCCCCGTGTAACTGGTCGTGGACTCGTAGCCGGTCCGGTTCATGCGCGGTTGCATGAGCTGGCGCGTGATCGCTTTCTTAAACGCGGCCAGCATCTCGTTCAGGATCGATTCATTGAGCGTCTTCTGCTCGCTCTCCAGATATGCGGTCATTTGATTGGCGACCAGCGTCTGGCGCTGTACCGGCTCGACTGGATCAAAGAGCTGGCCGGAGGTGATGAGTTCAGTAGGAGTCGTCATAGTTTATCCATACGCTTTCGCCATAAAGTTCAACGCCAGTAACTGCACGATCAACTTGATACACTTCTTCTCGCGTATCTTGCTTGGCCAGGCTAATTTTCACCTGTCGCCCTGGTCCGAACTGTTCCAGTTTCTTGCGCAATTCAGCGACGGTCATAACAATTTCCTCCCCCAGAACTTGATCTGCCACAGCCCATGTCCCAGCGCCAGGACCAGCATCAGAGGCAGGACCAGGACCAGCGCCAGGACGGACAGGGCAAAGGACTTGAGATGGGTCATTAGAATCCCCAGATCATTTTGAACATATCCCAGAACACTATGATGATCCCTGACGCAACCACTACCGTCAGACACAGCATGAGCAGCGACACGACTCCTACGAACAACATCGCGGGAATATCCATAATATCCATGTTAGGCTCCTGCTAAATCCTCGGCCCGTTCCAGACGAATGCCGCCGACCTTCTTGCTGCCCATGGTCACGTTCTTGTCGTAGTACAACCGAACGGCCCTACCGATCATGTCATCAATCCGGCCACTGCCCATGATCTCCATGAGCTTTTCCCGGTTGGTATTGTTCAGGCGCAGGCTCGGGCCTTCTTCCTGGAAACACAAGATCCAGGCCTTGGTGCCGTCATCGAACGTGCGCTGCTTCAGCCCCGCCACGTGCAGGATCAGGTCGTTCTCTTTCACGTCATCAGCCTTGTACAGGGCTGACGCACTCAGATTGACCAGCATCCCGCTCTGTAACACTTCCGTTTCCTCTATGGTTCCCGCTTCGTCACTCATCTGCCCCTCCATTGTTGTTGTTGTTGGTTAGTTCACGCATACGTGCCCAGTGCTGTTTCTTGGCCAGGTTCCAGACCTGTGTCTCCAGCCAGGCCTTGTCCTTGGCCCAGTAGCCCCGGTAGGACTTGTCCTCGATACAGGACACGTACACGGTCTGCATCGCGTCTGGTCCGTCTTGGTATCCGGCCCGGACAAGCGACCGGGCCAGTTCTGGGAACAGGATCTGGTACATGGCTTCAAACTCTGTACGTGTCATTCATTAGATCTTAGCATCTTCTATCGTATTTGTCACGTGTTTTTGCGTATCTTTTACCGTGGCAATTTTTTCATCGTAAATATAGTTCATCAGGCCCCGGACCAGTTCTGGATACCGGAACGGGTCCACGCCATAGCGCAGGAACAGGTTCTCGATGTCGCTGGTGACTGGGCCTCGAAAGGTGTTACTCATAATTCCTCCTCCTCTGCCATTTCAAGCATCATGAGCCCTTCAATCATCTCGTTTAGCTCCTCTTCCTCGCTCAGTTCCCGGTCAAGCTGTGCGCTGATTCTGTTTGGCAAATGGACGAATTGTGTGTCGTCAATGTCGTCGTAGCTCACTTTAACACCTCCTCGTACCGTGTCATTTCACGTGACTTAAAGGTCGGAAATGAACTGTTCGTGGCCTGGCGATTGGCCCGCATCGTGTCATCGTCATAGAACCCGCAACAGAGGCACTTGGTCATGGTCAAGTACCCGCGCCCTTCGTGGGCATCGTAATTGCGCTCAATGATTAAGAGGCCAGTTGTACATTTTGGGCAAGTCATGGCTAGGCTCCTTTCTTTGGTCGTTCAATTGGTAGTTGATAGGGACGGTAACGCAACCGACTCTGATTCCAGTTATTAAACACAACACACTTCTCGCAATACCGTGTCCAGATCACGCCAGCCCAGCCGAACATGGTCGGGCTCGGCTCGAAGGTCCGGCCACAGTTCACGCACAGATCAATTTTCTTCTCCTCCTCTGTTTCGCTCATACCGCATCGCCTTTCATGAATTTGTTCAGCATATAGTTCAAGCGCTTTTCCATTCGCCTGATCCGCTCGGTCAATTCCTCGACTGTAAACGGTGTCCAGGCCCCGTCCGGGCTGTTCCTCCAGCACAGCACCCCGTCCAGGATCTGTTCCTGATAAAACATGATTCGCCTCCTTTAAAATGTCCATTCGTCCATGTCCAGCTCGACATACCGCCAGCCTGGAGCAATGATGTATTTTGTATCGTCCTTAGTGGTGATACGGTGATGCCCACTATCGGACACGCTAATACAGGCCACGTTCTTGATCGACACCTTCCCGCCGTCACTGTAATGATAGGTGCGTTCCCGCTCCTCTACGTCCACGAAATTCATCGCTCTACCTCCCTTAGATCGTTCAGTGTGATTAACCGCTGCACCAACGCTTCCAGTTCATCTACTCGATCCCTCAAGTTAATGATCTCTAGTGCTGCATCGTGAGGGTCTAGCAACATTGCAATTTCATGCTCGCCCATATTCACCTCCTTTGCCGTGTCAAAATACGTGCCACCTACAGCACAATCCCGCACAAGACCCACCACAGCCCGCCCAGGCCAATGGCAATGAGTACCCACGGCACATGATACCCGGCCTGTTCCTGGAACTTCGCCAGCAACATGGCCTCGTGCAGCTCCCGGTTCGTGCTCTGGACCCGTTTATTCTCCCGTACCATGATTCACCTCCTTTTCAATCGGCCACGTGTTAATCATATCGAGCATGTCCTGGCCATAGAGCTGGACAATCACCTTCTCCAGCTTCTGGACCCGCTCGACCAGTTCCATGATCAGGGCCTTGTTAAAGTTGCATTCAGCGTCGGACAAGCACCAGGACTGGTTCATACGATCACCTCCAGTTCATTGCGTTCCGGCAAACAGATTGACTCCTTCGGGTAACACTTCGCAAAGTGCCAGATATCGGCCTTGGAAAAGTTCCGGTGCTTGACCGTGGGACAGTCCCCGTGCGTGATCTGGACCGCCTGGCGATGCTTAAAGCCCTTGTCCCGGAGCGTCCAATAGAACAGGGCCACGGCCTGTTCATCCTCGCGCAGGACCGCCACCTGTTCATCAGACCGTTCTACAATGGCGGCCCGATCCACCTCTTTATAGATCCGGTCACTGACTAGGGAAATCATCCGTATCGTTTGGACCAGCATCGCCATAGACTCAGATTTCACAATGAACGTGAGCTTGTAGGTGCCGTCGCCCATCGAAACGGCGTCAATCTCTTGACGGTTGACGAGCGAATCCAGGCCGGGGAGGACGAGTTCTCGATGGAGCGTAGGCATTGTTATGATAGCCTCACTAGGGGAACCCCTAGTTGCCGAATGCTGTATACGTTTTTCTAAGATCTGTCAAGTACATTTAATGCGTGCAATTGAAAATTATTATCATTTAATTGTTGACTGACAGACAATCTCGGACTAGGGTCAACGCAATGGCCGGTTCGTTCTTGTTGAAACAGGGGAGAACGATGACCAACATTAACGGCTTTCAGGCCTCGAAAGAGTGGTATGCCAAGGTCAAAGCAGTCGCTGATGAACGGAAAATGACCGTTGGAGCCACCATCCAGTACCTCGTCAACCTGGGGCTCCCGCTCTATGATCGGATCAAAGAGCAGGAGCAGCGCACGATCCAGGACATTATCAAGCCGCCGACCGAGAATGTTGAAAGCAATGACGGGAATCATTGAGCCTGCTCCTTGTGCGCGTCCAGCCAGGCCTGGGCACGTTGCGCGTCACTGTCCGGCGTGATAATATGATCCCCGTCATTCGCCTCTAGCACCTT